TTTACGGCCATGAAGACTTGCATCGTTTACAACGCCCATCCAACCGGGTGCAGTTTCTACCGCCTCGAAATGCCGAACGCATACTTGGGCGACAACTACCCGGAATTTGACTATGTGTGCGTTGAGAATATCACCACCATCAGCGACGAGGGATTGAAGTCCATTGACCTGTTCCTGTTCAGCCGGCTTTGGTGTCAGGGGACGATGGAGCAGGTGGAGAATGTTTACAAAGCCCTCACCCAATTCGGGGCCAAAGTCATCCTTGACTTGGACGACTACTGGGTGCTTGAATCGGGCCACATCATGTACCGTCACTATCACCAAACCAAACTCGCAGAGGTCATCCGTAAGCACATCAAATTGGCTGATTGGGTTACCTGTACCACCGAGCATCTTGCCTCTCGCATACGGCCTCTAAATGCGAATGTGAGCATTCTACAAAACGAACCCTACGAAGCCTACCAGCAGTTCATTCCCAACCCGGAGGAAGAACCCGACAAGCACCTCGTCAAGTTCGGATGGTTCGGTGGTGCCCAGCACGGAGAGGACATGGAACTGCTCCGTGAGGGGATGCAGAAACTACGATGGGACGCAAACCTTGACGGCAAGTACCGCCTCTATCTCGGAGGGTGGAACGACAACAACCCCGTTTATGAGGGCTACGAGAAAATCATCAGCGACCAAGGGAACAACCCGAACTACGGACGCATTCAGGCTGCTGACATCTACTCGTATGTCGGGGGCTACAACTTCGTGAACGTAACGCTTGCACCGCTTCGGGACACCAAGTTCAACAAACTCAAGTCCGAGTTGAAGGTGGTGGAGGCCGGGTGGATGAATAAGGCGATCATCGCATCCGAAACCATACCCTACACCGATGTCATCCGACACGGAGAGAACGGGTTTCTCGTGCCTTACAACAAACCCAAGGACTGGTACAAGTACATCAAGCAGTTGATCCTTGACCCCGACCTTCGCAAAGGCTTGGCTGACAACCTAACGAGGGACATCAAGAAGCAGTTCAACGTGGCCGAAACCGCCAAGAAGCGAGCCGAACTATACAGGCAGATTGGGCGCAAATTGTGAAATTCGGGGGCATCGCACATTTACAAGCAGATGCTTTACCTGAACCCTGACACGACCAACACCCTGACGGTTACTTGGACCGAGCGAGCAAGCACGGGGGACCGCTACATCTTGCGACTCACGAGCATCGCAAAGAACACCACGACCGATTTCACCCTGCTGAAATCCGCAAACCTTTCTTCCTACACCAACCGCTATGACCAATTTTCGCTTACCGTGGGGTCGCTTGAAACAGGCTCGTATCGTTACGAAGTTTACGATACCAATAGCACGGTTGCCGCTGCTTTGGCGGTCGTTGAAACGGGCTTGGCTTTTCTACAAACCGCAACGATAGGCTTCAACACCTACGCCAATACGATTACTTACAATGTTTACGAGGCATCCGACGAGGGTGTCTTTGATTCCACCTTTGACTCAACTTTCGCATAATGAGCGTACAAACACGAAGCCAACTCCAAGCGAGTGCCTTAACCATTACCAACGAAACCGCTGCCGGGGCGAACACCGCATCCCGTGTTGGTGGCTTGTTCGACGACCTTGCTGACACCGCAACGCTTGACCGGGAACGGGGCTTTGCGAACCTTTACATCGACACCGACACGGCCTTCACCCCGACGCAAGGGCAAAGAGTCAAGTTGACAAGTACGATGAAATCGGGCGTTTTGTCAACCTACAACTTTTCAAGGACCACGACATCGCTGACCTACACCGGCACAACGGGGGCGACCCTTCGCATCGCTGCGTCTATGGTCTTGGCGCAGCAGGGCAACAACAACCAAATCAAGGTCTACATCGCCAAGAACGGCACAACGATTGACCAGTCAATGACCGAGATTAAAATCAGCCACTCAGACGGCCATGCGGTATTTACGGAAACCGTCTTGCAAGGTGCGGTCAATGATGAATTTACCATCTACATCAACGCAATCGATAGCGGCGCAAGTATCTCAATTTCGGCCCTTTCATTCACAGTTCACACGCTATGAGTAATAAATCTACTCAACACTTCACCCAATGGCTTGGGATAGAGCATAAGGTCCCTGTAATGTTGGAGAACCGCTCCGGCAAGTACATCACCTACGGCTTTGCGAACGAATACCCATACTACCTGCTGGACAACTATCGCAGGTCGTCCAAGCACAACGCTATCGTCAACGGCAAGGTGAACTATATCATGGGCGGAGGCTGGCAGGCAGGGGATGACTTGACCGTAGAGCAGCAGGCCCGGTTCATCAAGTTTTTTGACGGACTTTCCAGCACCGAGGACCTGAACGACATCACCGAGAAACTGGTCTTGGACTTAGAGATTTTCAACGGCTTTGCGGTTGCGGTTACTTGGTCCAAACTTGGGACCATCGCCAAGATGGAACACGTCCCGTTTGAGAAAATCAGGGTTGACAAGGAGGAGAAGATGTTTCAGGTGGCCGATTGGTACAACGACGACATGATGCAGTTGTTTCCGAAGGTTGGGGACATCGAGAAGATACCGGCATTCGACCCGGAGAATCGCCTCGGAAAGCAGTTGTTTTACTATCGTGTGTACGCAGCAGGCGTGAAGCACTACCCTCTCCCCGAATACATCGGAGGCAATGCTTGGATTGAGGCAGACGTACAGGTCGCCAACTTCCACAACAACAACCTGCGAAACAACTTTTGGGGCGGTTACTTGATAAACTTCAACAACGGCATCCCGACCCCCGAAGAACAGGGCGACATCGAGAGGCAAATCAAACGCAAGTTTTCGGGTACGGACAACGCTGGTCGCTTTGTGGTTACGTTCAACGACGATGCAGCCAAGGCCCCGACGCTTGAACCGCTCACACCGAGCGACATGGACAAGCAGTTCGAGATATTGAACAAAGCCATTCAGCAAGAGATATTCATTGCCCACCGTGTAACCAACCCCATGCTTTTCGGGGTCAAGACCGAAGGCCAATTGGGTGGACGCAACGAATTGGTCGAGGCTTACGAACTATTCAAGGCCACCTACGTCAACGACCGAGTTCGCAAGGTGGAGCGGATGATCAATTATTTGGGATCCTTTAATGGCGTTGAGGGTATGGAACTGATCCCGGTGGAACCCATCACGGAGCGACTAAGCGAACAAGCCCTGTTGCAGATTATGACCCAAGACGAACTTCGTGAGAAAGCAGGTCTGCAACCCTTGGAGAAACCTGCCGACGTGGTTGGACCTAATCCCCAACCCGACGAGCAACCGCAAGCCGTGGAAGCCTTGCAGAGCAACGACAACATCAAGAAACTATCGGGCAGGGAGTACCAAAACCTGATGCGTATTGTCAGGCAGTATATGCAGGAGAAAATCACCCTTGAAATGGCACGGACGATGCTATCAGCGGGCTTCGGTCTATCATCCCAAGAAATTGACACAATGCTCGGAGTGCAGTCCCAAGAGTTCAGCGAACCGACTTGGGGCGAGGAAGACGACGAAGACTACGGATGGGGCGACGAAGAGTTTAAAGTCTTGGAGGTGGTTGCAAGTAAGTTCGGAAGCCATGCAGACGACTACCATGTCATGCACTCCAAGCCGATGCGGTTTGACTCCAACATAGACGAAAACATCCGCTTGGCCTTTGCCGAACTGGGCGAAGAAGAAAAGGAACTGGACAAGAAGATTGAGGCGTATCGCAAGAAGAACCGGGACGCATCGGTTGAAGAAATGGCCAAGGAGTTCGGTGTCAGCAAGGCGAAGGTCGCCAAGCGAGTCGCCTACTTGATAACCAAGGACCGCTATCCTATCAGCAGAGCCGTGGACAAGATAGCCGAGCAGAACCTTCCAAAGAACGTGAAGGAAGTTGCCGAGCCAGTCTTGGAGGTTCGCTACAAATACGCATGGGCCACAGGGTTCAGCAACAAGGACAAGCGGTCAAGCCGTGAGTTCTGCAAGGTGATGCTTGACTTGGCGGGGCAGGGCAAGGTTTACACACGGGAGGACATTGACGGGATTTCTGCAATCATGGGATATTCCGTTTGGAATCGCAGAGGCGGTTGGTATCACACGCCGAGCGGAGTGAACAGGCCACAATGCAGGCACGTATGGGAGCAGCAGTTGGTAATCCGTAAAGGCAATAAAATCACGAAGGCATGAAGGCACTCTTTATAAGCGAAGAAACGCTACTGGACAATAGCATTATTAACGAGAACGTATCCTACACCCAAATCCGTCCAACGGTTGTCAAGGTCCAAGAGATGCGGATTCAGCCCATCGTTGGCTCTCCGTTGTACGGGGAATTGATTACCCAAGTGGTCAGCGGTTCAACGTCTGCGCTCAACCAAACGCTGCTGGAGGACTACATTCAGCCGGCTATGATTCAGTGGCTTTACTACGAGTTGCCGATGGTCCTTGCGTTTAAGTACATGAACAAGGGCATGGTCCGTAGAACGAGCGAGGAATCCTCCCAAATGAGCATGGAAGAGATTACCCGGCTGACCGACAAAGTGAAAAACGATGCTGAGTGGTACTCCGAACGCATTACCCGGTACTTGATGGAGAATCGCAATTCATACCCCTTGTGGAACTCGCCTCCGTCTGCGTTGGATACCATCTACCCGAACGCCACCAACTACCGAACCGGGATGGTCCTTGACCGCAACCGAAGGATGGGAATCAGCAACCTTGACTACCCCTACCCTTACGGTCAATTTGGGGCGTGTAATGACTGCTAACGATGGGAGCGCATAAAAAAAACATACTGAAACTGCAGACTTATGTCATGGATAAAAATCAAGCAAGCCCTGCTGGACCTTGCAAATGCTCATCCTCAAGTCAACTCCTTCGGGACGGGCGACCCGCTTGCGGTAGGCACGGACAACACGATAAATCTTCGAACCCCAAGCCGTGAACGCATCGTCTATCCGCTCGTGTTTGCGGACGTTCAGTCTGCAAGTACTGACGCTGGCACTTTGGACTTGGTGGTTGGGGTTTACTTTTCTGACCGTGTTGAGTCCATTAAGCCGATGGGCGGAGTGGTTTCGGGCAGCCCTACGCTGGGTTGGCAGGACAACGAGGACGAGGTCCTAAGCGACC